TGGAATCTCTTTCCAGCTACGGTACAACCAAGAAGCCACAACTAATTTGGACACTTCAAGTAGAGAACCCATGATGAAAATTGGAATTGTAGCTGCAGCAAAGATCGCCACAAGACCCATGATCGAGTAGTAAGCTGCCACTGCGGATAAACCCAGTGCTGTTCCAAATAGTAAATATGCCATCATAGTTTATTTAAGATATGAGAACCATGAACTCGAACGTTAATTTGTCCATTGTAGTAGTCCGTAGTTTCCAACACTCTCCTTGTAAATTGCTCTCTAGCTTCGATATAAGAACACTCAGCCTTTGATTTACAGAAAAACAAAATCTCCCTGCGAAAGTTGTCTTTCCCAAGGAGCTCTACATCTTTATTTAGTTCTATGCTGGAACCATAGTATTCCAACCAATCAGAGTCGATCTTTGACTTGATTTTCTTTTTCTTCTTAGTGCCGTTCTTTAGGGTGACGGTCTTATAAGAAGTCTTGCTGAACTTGGCAAGTTTCTTCCCGATATATTTGCGGTTACTGGTTAGGTTTGTAATTAGATACACAAACCCAACACAGTCTTCTGGTAGCTCAGTAATTTGTTCGTTATTATAAAACCACATTGAATAAAATAGTTCGTAAAGAAACTATTTATTCGTCTTCTTCTAAATCTTCTTCTTCGTAAATGTCTGCTGAGCATACAGGACAGTAAACGATATCCTCTAGTCTTTCTTCTGACTTGAGGATAATCTTACCACGTGCCCCACACTCTTCACATTCAAAGTGTTTTGTTGTCATATGTTTCCTTAGATAAGGCAAATACGATATAAACCCTAGCTGTGCTTGGTTTATATCTGTATTCTGTATTTTTAGGGATATAAATTAGATCACCTGGTTGAAGAATTCTTTCTTCATCAAATACTTTTAGTTCACTATGACCAATAGCATTCCAAATAAGAACATCATTCTCACTAGAATATTTAATATCGCTTTTAGTTGTTAGGCTGATGTACATATCAGCCCCAATAACTTCTTGTTCTAGATTTTCATTTAAGTATTCTTTAACAGGAGAAATACTGTCGATTTGATCAGCTAGGGGTAATTTGTAATACATCACATCTAGTGGACCACCGATCTCATTGTCGGCGCAATGAGCCAGATAACCGATGGCAGTCTCCCACGGGAATGTTGGTTGAATCGCTCTAGTAACAACAGTTGCCACTTTATTTTGGATTCTTTCGTTTAATTGTTCCATCACGCCCATACATCACTCCATGATCCAGTCAGTGCACCCTTAGCATAATCGGTAACACGGTTCTCGAAGAAGTTACCGTGAACAGGTGCGTTAATCATTTCCTCAACCCATGGCAGAGGATTCTTTTTCACTTTGAAGATACCCTTCATACCCAAAGAGATAAGACGACGATCCGCAATGTAACGGATGTATTTCTTAACATCTTCAGCAGATAGGTTTCTCATGTCACCACCTTGATAGCACAAGTCAATGAACTTGTCTTCTAGTTCAACCATCTTCTCGGCGATTGAATAGATTTTACCTTTGAGTTCATCATTCCAAATCTCTGGATTCTCTTTGACATACTCTTTGAACAGGCGCATCATGTTCTCAGCGTGCATTGTTTCATCAACAATAGACCAAGTAACAATCTGACCCATACCCTTCATCATACCATGACGTGGGAAGTTCAATAGCATAATGAATGAAGAGAACAACTGCATACCTTCAGTGAAAGCAGAGAACACAGCGATATGTTCAGCAACGCTGGCGACTGTACCGTTCTTGCTAGAGATGTCCAACACATAGTCGTGCTTGTCTTTCATCTCTTGGTATTCCAAGAATTGGTTGTAAGTTGTCTCTGGTAATCCCAATGTTTCAATCAAGTGAGAATATGCAGCGATGTGTAACGCTTCACGTGCAGCAAAGCCCATTAACATCATACGGATTTCAGGTTGAGGGAAATGAGGTAAGTAGTTGTTTACATAACCACCAGCAACGTCAATATCACCCTGTGTGAAGAAACGGAAGATGTTAGTCAGGAAAGTCTTTTCCTCTGCGGTCAATGACTTCTTCCACTGTTTAACGTCTTCAGCCATGGGCACTTCAGTGTGTAGCCAGTGCGCCTGTTCGTGCTTCAACCAAGCCTCATATGCCCACGGATAGTTGAACGGTTTAAAGTTGGTTCTGCTATCTGTAAGTTTATAATTCTTTTTAACCATTATTCGTTATCCAATACTAATTCTATATGTTGTTCGTTAATTTTAACGCCACGGACTTCACGATATCCGTCATCAGTCAAAACAATAACCTTGATAGGCTCTTTGGCTTTAATAATATCACCACTGTTTTTAGGCACTAATGCCATCCAGTATTTCTGAATCTTATGAAAGATATCGTATGCGTCCATTTTACCAGTGCCTCCAGACACCTGCGATAATATGAACGCAGGTGATCATTTCCATGATACGCATAGCCCACCAAATAAATGGGCTATGCTTTTCTACTTTACTGCTTTGATTTTCCATTAGCCTTCGCACGCCAAGCAAACGGACTCATCACCAGTCATAGCAGTTAAGTCGATCTCTTTAATGACTTCACGTTCAATCTTCTTGGCAACTTTATCTGCCTTTGCGATTTTATCTGAACGGCAATAATACATAGTCTTCAACTTTTCTTTCCATGCCATAAAATGTACAGCGTGGATATATTTGATATGCGAGTCAGGTCTGAAGAAGACGTTTAATGACTGCGCTTGGTCTATATATACTTGCCTGTCTGCGGCGTGTTGAACGACCCAGCGCTGGTCAATTTCCATAGACGTTTTGAAAACATCTTTTGTCCAGTCGTCCATCCAATCCAAGTGCTGAACCGAACCATCATTCGCAATAATAGAACTCCATGTTTCTTCATACCAACCCTCTTTGTGTTTAGCAGCTTCTTCGCGGATAATCACATCAAGATAACGGTTCTTGTTCAGGTGAGAACCCGATAGAGTGTCTTGGCGATAAGCGTTGGCACGATAAGGTTCAATGCTAGGACTAGTATTCCCCATGAGAATGGAAGAAGAAGCATTGGGAGCAATAGCCATAAGATGACTAAAGCGATTCCCAGTACCAACTGCGTCAGGGGCTTCACCACGCTCAGATCCCAATTCTTTATTAGCGACATCTAGTTTTCCTCTTACATGCGCGAAGATTTGTTTATTTTTTCCAACGGCAAGACTTGACTCCCATGGGATGCTGTTCTTTTGCAAGAAGGCATGCCAACCCAGCGCACCGATACCGATTGAACGTTCACGCATAGCGGAGAACTTTGCACGTTCGATTGTGGAAGGTGCATTATCAATAAAATACTGAAGAACATTATCAAGCATTTCTGCAACATCACGAAGGAAAATAGAATCTTGTTTCCATTCATCATAGTATTCAAGGTTTAGAGAAGATAAGCAGCAAACGGCTGTGCGTTCTTCGTTCGTTGGGAGGATGATTTCAGAACATAGGTTTGACTGGTGAACGCGCAAACCCTTTTCATACAACCACTGAGGTAGTCTGCGGTTAGACTCGTCAATGAAGTGAAGGTATGGCTCACCCGTTTGCATACGCATCTCAAGGATGCGCTGCCATAATTCTTTAGCTGACACAGTTTCACGAATCTCACTTGACGCTGGGTCAATTAGATTCCACGAGTCATCAGCTTCGTGATCAAGCATACAACGTTCGATGATTTCCATGAACGAGTCAGGAATGTTAATTCCATGGTGCATATTCAGGCAACGCATATTCTGGTCACCTGTTGGTTTACGCATCTCTAGAAAATTGATAATGTCTGGATGACTAATATCGAGGTAAGCAGCATAAGAGCCACGACGAGTACGTCCCTGACGATAAGCCAGACTAGACGCATCGTACATTTTGAGGTGCGGCATAACTCCAGTCGATTTATCGTCCGCCGAACGGATACCAAAACCGATACCAACACCACCACCAAGCATAGAAAGCCAATTAGTTTCAGAAAGATTATCAACTAACCCCTCCGCTGTGTCTTCGATATAATTGAGGAAGCAGCTGATAGGAAGACCACGCTTGCTGCGACCGAAAGAAAGGATAGGTGTAGAATATGAAAGCCAATGCTTGCTGGAATATTCGTACAACCTTTGAGCATGCTCAGGGTTGCTTCCGAACTTACTGGACACATATGCAAACCTTTCTTGTGGGGAAGTTTCCTCCTCCCTCAT